ATCTAATTCAAATAAGGTAATTAAGCCATCGACATAAAGTTTCTGAAAATCACTGTTTAACATCGTCATTCACCACAATATCGAGGTTTAAACCCTCATCATCATAAATAGCCTGGATGGATTGAATTGAAATCCCTGAACGATTCTGCATAGAAACGATATAGGGAATTAACCAACTGATAAATTGTGCTTCTTTTAATGAGATACGGCTTAAATCAGGCTCTTTATCCTTTTTTAAACCGATTAATACATCATCTGTCGCCTTGTTATAATCAATCGATAGGTAATCTATTTTTGATCCAAATTCATAAGCAGAAGCATCAATTTTAGCCATGAGTGCTGCAGTAAAACTTGCTTCAATTCGTGTAAGTTGCTTTGACATTTTTAATGTTCCTTCAAATAAAAAGCCCCAACGAGTGGGGCATGAAGTTAGGTGGATTTAGGGGTAAAAGACTTGGGTGAATGTGGTTGAGATTGTCCAGATCATTCCACCCACTTGACTGGGTGAATAGCTTGTATCTGTTTTAACTCTCACCTCACCATCTAATGGAGAATTCCATAGAAATGAATCAGCACCTTTATGTCGATCAAAAAAATCTTTGATTTGAAGAATCTCATCTTTTGTTGATGTGCGTTTATATGCCCATTCTCCCTTTCTATTGTTAATGCCTACTGAGATATTTTGTTCATAGCCATCTCCAAATTTAGAATTCAAGAAATTGAAGTTTTGTTTACTTGAGTTCCCATCCAAATCACATGGGAATGTAAATTTTTCATTGCTCATAAATTGGGTCCAATAAAAAACCCACTTACGTGGGTTTTATTTATTCTTCAGTCTGATACCAACCATTTACTACAACACCCTTTGTTCCAGTAGCTTCGGTTTTGCATTGAAATCCTAGTTTTGTGGCTTTTAGAAATCCTGAAATATCACCTAGTTTATCAGTCACAATCTCTAGTTCTTTACCTGAGTTTCTCTGAATTGCTGATAAGCAATTATCCATTGATGAAAATTCAGCACTCATAACTTGGGAGTTTTTTCCACAGCCATATAAACTTAGCAACAGTATTAAACTAGTTGTTTTTTTCATATTGAACCTAATATCCTATAAATTGAACTGTTTTTTCACCAGTGTATTTAAAACTGCATCTAGCTCTTTCAAAGTTGCCATTATGATTGAATTTAATCGAAATAGCAGTATCTGGGTTGATTCCTTCTTTATTAAATCCAGAACTATCTAGATTTGAAACTTCAGATATATTTTTATCATTTTTTAGTTGTTTCACCAGCGCTGTACACTGTTCCAAAGCATCTCCTAAATTTTTAATCTCATTAAATTTTAAATCTATAAATACTCTATTTTTTATATCCTTTTCTGATACATAAAATCTCTCTTTATTGCCGCAATCGATATAAACCACTGCTTCTTTCTTAGGAGTGCTCTTAACTTCAGACAACCCTGCTATCTCTAAATAATTGCAATTATTATTTTCAGTAGCAACTTTAAAAACTGCATCCTTTTCTAATTGTTTAATTCTCTCAATACCATCTTCACCCCACTGAGCATATGCTTTAGGAAAATTTATTTTATCGTAAGTTGTAAAAACCAAAGGTGTAAATTCCTTTAGTGTTATAAAGTTAGAGTTAGCTTTTGATGTTTTTTGGTTGTCATTTGAAACTTTAGGTATTGGTCGTTCAGGTTCGCTACAACCCAATAAACCACTAAATATTAGTCCAGTTACCAAAAATCTTTTCATTATAGAACACCCCTTGAAGTGCTTATAAAATATCAACAAATTAAAATAAAAGCCACCGAAGTGGCATTTTCTAATCAATAACTACCAGCCTTGACGTTTTGACATCATAAAACGTTTCTCTATCTTAGCATCCATCATCGCCTCATTTTTTTTTTGCATCTCCTTTAAAACCACTTGCAACTCACTACCATTCCACTGTGTTGCCGCTTCAACAGGTTGCGAGGTTTGATTAATAATTATGACTTTCGGCTGGGCTAACATGCTATTGCTTTGCTGAATAGATTCAAATTGCCTCCTTTCAACATCAGCATTACTCATTCGAGAAACACCAACTAAACCACCATCTCTAAACTTTTCAGTATGTTGATTGTTAGGTAAAGAGAACTGATACTTAGCTGCATTAAACTCGCCCTGAAAAGGCAGTTCACCTGTCTTATTCATGTAATTCAATGCAACTAAACCAAGCTTTGATACCGCTGCTTGGCGAATCATAAACTCACCATTAGATGCCATGATCGGAATATCATCACTTGTTCCAGTACCTTTGCCTGTGATGTGTCCACCAGTAGCAAAGCCTTGAGGTGTAATTGCTTGAATCATCGCCAAAAATGTTCCTTGATCCAAAGCAGCCTTAGCTCCTGCTGCTACTTTCTGCCACACAGTACCTGGTTCTTTAGCATAAGCATCTGAAACAGAGGACCATAAATTCATACCAGCTTGAGTGAGTGCAAAACCTTGTTGCATTGCAAACATTGTTTTGTAAGCTCCTGAGCTTTCTCCCAAAATCCCCCTAAACATATTTGCAAATGAACCAGTTAATTGCTGAGCTTGAGTTAACTGCAAATTCAAGGAATCCTTTTGATACTGATTTTCGATATCAATCATCCGCTGATTATGTGCAGCCCAAATTTGCTCACGAACTTCTGCCAATTTTTCGAGATCAGCACCTGGTTCTTGCTCTTGTCTCTCAACATCAGCAATTTGTGTGTCAAAAAGATTCTGTGACGCATCCATTCTATTAAAACGCTCTTGACCAACTTGATATCGTGCAGAAGAACCATCCATTTGAGAACGGACCGAATCCCAGCCCATGGATGCATCCTTTAGGCGACGATTCATGTCTACTTGATTCTGTAATTCAAGCATCTGTGTTTTAAAGGCTTTTTCAGCAGGATCCTCATTACTCTGAGCAATAAGCCTTTTTTCTATGTCATATTTAGCCTTAGTTAATTGAAGCTCTGACATATAAAAAGCTTTTGTTTGGAGTAATTGCTGCTGTTTCGTTAAACGAAACTGTTCAAGTTCATATTCACGCTGTTCGTCAATGGATTTAATGGATTCAGTCTTTTGCTTTTTATTCAAGTCAGCACTGGCTTCAATTCTAAGTTTTTTGACATAAGCATCATTTTTAATCTTTTCCTCACCTACCCAACGCCAGCCATCTACTTCCATTGTGAATTCGAATTGACGAAGTTGTTTCGTTTTTTCAAACCGAGTATTTTCATCAGCAATTAGACTGTCTAAGCCATTCTTGCGTAAATCCTTTACACGCTTAATATGGTCAGCTTCGTCTTTCTCACCTAGCGAGTAATAGTTAGCTTTTAAAGTTTCGATCTCCTTTTCTGTTTTTGCTTCTGCCTTGTCTTGAGCTAAATAAGATCCATAAGTGCCAGTACTAGCCCCACCTTTCACCTTGCTTTGCATACTTGGTGATTGATGAAGAAGTTTAAGCACAACACCGTCTTCAAAAGTGATTGTGCTGTAATAGCCGCCACCTTTTGAATCATAGGCAGTCTTTACATCTTTAACCGCAACTTTAGTTGTGATTGGAGTACCTACAGGCATTGCAAAATCAATACCTTTATGAAAACTTGAGGCTCCAGCAGTCGGAGCTTTTCTTTGACCATAATCAGAAGAAACACGATAGCTTGAAAGAGATTTCCCACCAGCTTGAAGCCGAGCTATATGCTCAGGTGATACTTTCTGCCCATCACGAGAGCCACCATAGCGAACATCTAGATGTGCGCCTGTACCAATACCTGAATTACCTGATATTCCAATTAATCGCTGTTGCGTTTTGAGTTGCTTCTCAAGCTCTTTAGTACGATCTTTTTCAGATTTAGAACGTTCTTCTTCAACTTTTTTAATTTCAGTTGTGGTCAAAAGTTCTCTACCCAAAAGAGCAAGTGTGCCAAGTGGTAATTGCTTGTCTGTTCCTAATATTCCTGCCGCTTCACGCGCCTTTAAAATAATATCTGCAGATTCTTTAGAAAGACCTTGGCCGTATAACTTTAATCTCTCCTCATTCTGCATTGATGAAGTCAAAGAACTACTAATAAATTTCTGAATTTCAGCACTTAAATTTTTAACTTTATCTGAAGTTAGGATTGCTTCTTTTGTAATATCATTAAAGCCTTTTGCAGAGTTTGATGCTTTATTTCCTGCGAGTTCAGCATCAATTCCAAACACTTTTAAAGCTTCTTGAACCTTTTGAACTACAGGTAACTTTTCACGATAAAGGTCATTATCTTTCTGTAACTGCTTTAACTGATCAGGCGAAATAAAATCAAGTTTATTAAGGGCTTTGATTGCATCCTCTTGACTTAATACCCCTTGTCGAACTTTATTGGAAATCTCAACGATCTCAACATTACCTTTATAAGCATTTTGAAGATCAATAACATGGGCATTAAAAAGACTATTTAGCTCTTTTAATTCCTTATTCTGACCTTTAAAAGCGTCTTCTAAATCAGATTTAGCTCCATTTTTCTGCACACCTTGAAGTGCTATTAATTCCTCTTTGGTCTTGTTGGCAACTTCAGTTTGTTCAGCTAATTTCTTATTTGCATCATCAGTACGCTTTTGCAGATAAGTATAACCAGCAGCCAAACCCATCGCAGCTAGAGTTAAAGCTCCTATCGGTCCACCAATTGCAGTTAAAAGTTTAGAACCGAGAGCCTTACTTTTATTCAAAGCATCTTGAGCAAGTGTGTATTGAGCAGTTGCGATAGTAGATTCTTTTAAAGCAACGTTATGCGCCACTTCTGCTGCTGCTAAACGTTGTGTAGCTAAAGCTTGAGCATCTTTACTTTTTGCATTCACTAAAGCCAGTTCAGCCGATCTAACCTCTTGAGCAGCTAAAACAACATTCTGTCTTGCACGAAGCGCTTCAACACCAGTTAACTCAACCGTAGCTGCTTGTTCAGCAAACATACTGGTTTGATGTTGGACACTTTCCACTATTGCTTTTCGAGTAGCAACGGCTTTATCCAAAAATGATTTGGTTAAGTAACCAATCCCAACAACCATTGCACCATCTGCCAATGGTCCTAAGTTTTGTGATAAAAGTTGAATTGCATCTGCTAAAGTTTTCGCAGCACCAGAGCTTTGACCTGCTTCACCAACAAACTTACCTAACTCATTGTTTAAAAGAGTTATGGATTGTCCGATTGTTATGTCTGTTTTAGAAAAGAGATTATCAACTGAAGCTTTAGCCTTTGTTAATGCTTTTACTAATTCAGCAGAGGTAATAGATCCTGTTGCAGCAACTGTACGTAGTTGACCAACAGTAATCCCCATTCCTTCTGCGATTGCTTTAGCTAAACCAGGTGTTTGCTCCATAACAGAATTAAGCTCTTCACCTCTGAGAGTTCCAGAACTTAAAGCCTGATTGAACTGTATTAAAGCTGCCTCTGATGCTTGAGCACTTGAACCAGATATGGCTACAGCTTTTGATACTGTTTCAGTTAATCTTGCTGTATCAGACATTGATAAACCAAGCGCTTTGGCATTGTTAGCAAAACCTTGATAAACCTGAGCTGCACTTTCCCAACTTTGGCGAGTGTTTTGAGCGATAGCAAATGTATCGTTCATAGCACGATTTAATTCAGTTTGAGAGTTGGTGACAAGTTTTAATCGGTTCTGTAGCCCAGTATAAGAATCTATTTTGTCGATAGTGCTATTGATCGTAATAAAAGCTGCCAAATGACCTGCCAATGTTTTGATCGCAACACCAGTCTTATCAACTTGTTTCTCTTGCTTCGCTAACTCCTGAGTCTGCTTTTCAACAGCCTTAGTCGTATTATTCACAGTAGTATTGAAGTTTTGAGTAATGTTGCTTGTGACTTGAATAGTTTTACCAAGCTTCGAAGTTGAATCACTCGCCTTTTCACCACCAGTAAAGATTTTAACCAACTCTTTACTTAACTCTTCAGCATTCTTTTTAGCTTGTTCAGAGCTGATTTCAATTACTAAACGGCTTGTTCGTTCTGTCATTTTGCTTTCCTTTAGGCGTATAAAAAGCGCCTAAGGGCGCATGGCGGACAATAAAAAACCGACCATTTGTAGATCGGTTTATTTAGGATCTTCTCTATTTTTACCATCATGTTGCATTCAGTCGATGTTGTAGCGGCTCTCTACAATCAGTCACTATTTCTTGCTCGCCTCTTCCAAAAACAGGTTGTCTAAAGCGAAAATACATTCATTAAAAATCCATCTCGGCACTGGCGATTCATACTGCTCACAGTAATCATTCACAGCACCTAGACTTAGAGCCATTGGAATGCATTGCTCATACTGTCTAGAACGAGCAATTACGTAATAGGCTGAAAGAATGGAGTGAGCTGTGTATGAATATTCAGGCGGTAGATAGTAATCAGGCAATGGCTGACCTAGCTTTTGATAGACTTCTCTTGCTTTTTCGATGTCCCATTTCGCTGTTTGGTACTTGTAGAGCTGGATGACTTTCCCAATGTTTCAGCCTTTTCTTCGTTGGCTTCAACTTGAATCTTTTGG